AAAAAAGCCCGCGCATGGCGGGCTTAATGTTTCAGAATGATCAAGATGAGTAAGCGCCTAACGTAGACGTTTTCTGCATCCCAGACCTTTTCAGAGCATTTTTAGTTAGGCGGTGCACCTTCCTAGTCAGCGGAATGCGCGCATGGATGGCGGAAATTCAAGAGGTCACTCTGAGTTGAGCTTGTCTCGGTACTCGATACCTAGCTGTATGAGCTGCAGTTCGGATGGCCTTGCACCTGGCGTTATAGATCCCGAGGCCACAAGAATGTCAACCAGACAGTTGCCGAATAGTTGAATCTGGTGATTACGCTCGTCAAGCTGAACAAGGACGCTGTCGTACTTGCTTTTGAGGTCTGAGACCTCATGCGCCCGGGAACTTTCGCCGGCATGGCCGCAGGGTTGCTCGGCTGGCTGTTCATAGCTAAGAACGCAAAGATTGTCCGGCAGGCCGAAGTGTTTTTGCACATGAGTGACTGTCCGGCGCGCTGTTCTTCCGGTGTAAGCCTTGCTGCTGTCTATCTCCCGAAGAAAGATCGTATCGCCGACGGAAAATTCACGATCGGTGCAGTCCCGAACCTCCCCAGTCTTCGATCCACTGAGCAGCTCGTCCAGCGCATTTTGGTGGATTTTCAGCTCGTGCTCGCGTGGCACCATCGTCCGTATATTGCTCATGCTCGCTTTCTCCGTTTGGTAACGCGCCTGCCGCTTCTTCTAGCAGGTCCGGTGGCTGTAATGGAGCTCGTCCTATTGCGAGCCTAGATCTTTCGGATGAGGATTTTCATGCTCGGTGTCCGCAAAAGCAATCTATGCCTGCAAATTTTCTCGATCAGCTGTCAGGTGCGGCAGGGCTGGCTATTCTGCGCAACCTGCCCCTGATGGCATCAGATCTGTCGGAACAGAGAGATCTATGCCGGTCATCTCTTTGATTACAGAGATATCGGCCCCCGTGAGCCTCAGCTGCTCGGCTTGGTTGGCCATCATCCGCGCCTCCACGGACAAGAATTCTGCGATGCTTTTTTGCAGCTCTTCGGAATCTCCGCTAGCGTGCAACTGCTCATTACGCTCCGAGATAGCAACTTGTCTTTGCCCCAGGGCATTCCACTCTTCAGCCAAATCAGAAATTCCGCTTGCATATTTTTCTGAATTGGTTTCAGGCTTAGCGTCTAGAAGTCGGGATGCCTTGTCTGCCATTGCCGCCGCCAGCTTTCCAAGGCCGGCACGAACCCGAGAATTGCTGACCGTTTCCAACTGCTGCCCCAGGGCAACAGAGGCGCAAGACAGGTTTATTGCAGATTGAAGGCTGCAGGATTCGAACTTGGTGAGTTTCATGGGTCTACCTTAGGTTCAAGAGGCGCTCAAAATGCTTAGATGATTAATTTTACCATAATGCATGGGTAAAGACCCGAAGGCCTTCACCAATTGGATATCAGTTATCTACTACCAGAGCTCTCCTGTTCGTTCCGCCAGAGTTGGCGGCGCCACGCTTGACGCGCTGGGAGACCGGGTTCCCGCTTTCGTCAGTGAACAGAATGTAGGCATACGAATCGTTATTCACAGTCGGTGGCTGAAGACGGAAAGCCTCTGCCAGAGATCCGGACTTCTGCACGAACACGCCCAGTGCGCTACCGATCTCGACACCGTTTGTATCTAGGACCGTGCGGCTGCGAAGAATCGCCAGGTGCTTCAAGGCGCCAGTCAGGTCAGAGCTCGAAAGCTCAAGTGCGCCGCCGAATGGGTTTCCCGGGGCCAGTGCGCGGGCACGCAATGCCGCAGGATAGGTGCTGGAGTTTGGCTTGCCAGATGCAAACTCACGGACATCCTGAGAGTTTTGGAGAATGTCGCTGGTTACGGTGGCCGTGCCAGCGTTGTCAACGAGAAGCTTGAGTGGCGCCCAGCCAGTGTCCAGGCGGCGGGAAGTGAGCAGCTTGGCGTAAATATTGATGGTCTTGCGCTTGGTGTAGGTCGAGTTGTTCAGAACGCCGATGCCGCCGTTACCGAACTGCGCGTCGATGGTGATCCCCTCGGATGCACCCTCGATCCGAACTGCACAAGACGCGTTCGAATCGCTTTTGTAGAATCCTGGCTCGAAGAACTGCGTATTGCCGATCTGGATGTCTGCTGCGCCGTCCAGCAAGATCACTGAAGGCAGCGGCTCTCCTCCTGCGCGATCTTCCCTCGCCACGTAGCCATAGAGGCCGTTGATGATGACGTGCCTGTGATGCCTGATTGTCACGCCAAATTTTCGACAGTTTATGTGCAAGCCGCCAATGTAACCGCCCGGCTCGTAAAGACTGTCGGTATCGGTGCGGTTATCGAATTCGTGAGCGCAGCCGAATCCGTGGTCCGCACCTGCGATGAATGAATCAGTCAGCCGGAAGTCTTCAAACCCGCCGATGATGTTGAATACGTCATCCAGCCAGATGCCTCTCTCCCACCCGCCATGGACGTACATCTTGGTCATGTCGGGCGAGTAGCACCCGCCGCTGAAGTAAATTGCGTAGCGGCAAGCGGTGCGCGCCCCGACGATGTTGGAGTAGCGGGCCAAGCAGCGGATATTGCTCAGCTTTGGGTGATACTTACCATCAATGTTGATGCCTATGTCCCAATTCCCGCGTCGAGCAATGTTGCCGGCTGTCTTGCCGTAGCCGCCAATGTAAATATCATCAATCACGCACGACCAGCGAGGCTGATCCCCATAGCCGACATCGCCGCGCTTGAGGGCGCTGTCGATCAGAAGCGCGGTTCCGCTGTTAGTTGCCGCATCCTCGTCCAGGTTAGACAAGAAGGACATTCCACGAACCTCGAACACTTCCATGTTCCTGCCCGAAGTCATGTGGAATAAGCCCGTAGTATTGGAAGGCATGGCGACGACCGAGGTCTGTGCGGTTCCGTCGCCGACAAGACGAATGCCTACCGCACCAGTATCTTTGGTCCCCACAGGAGCTAGATCAAGCTTTGCAACCTGGGACATATTGTACTGGTTCGAAGGCATGTAAATAGATATGCCTCGAATTCTGCCCACGACTTCCTTTTGCACCCAGTCGAAAGTACGCTGATAGACTGGATACCAGTCGCTGTCTCCGGGCTTGACATGGCTGCGTCACCAATAATGACGAAGTCTTTTACGCTGATAGTGTCGTACAGCTTGGCATCGAGCGCGCGGCGAATCTCCAGGGCAAGCAAGGATGGCGAAGGAAGCCGCGTTTCAATATCCTTGCTCTTCAAAACTCCAGCAATATAGCTAGGGTCCAGTTTTCCATCGGGGTTAGCCTAGGAATTTTTCCTGGGCCTGAAATAACAGAAATACTGCTGTTTAGCTTGTTAATTGCGACAATACTGTCATTGGCAGTCCATTCACCTTCCCTGTAAATATATTCCGTCTGGTCTTCTGTGTTGAAATATCGGTCGCCAGCCTGAAGCGGAAGGCCGCTATCTCGAACGGAGGGTGGAGTTGATGATGGAGGCAAAAAACCTGCGGTTCGATTTACAGCTACATCGGCTGCATCCTCAGCAGCCCGCGCCGCCTCGCTCGAAGCGTCCAGGGCAGCCTGAATTGCCGTGGCCGACAGCGCCGTCTTACCCGTGTTAACTGCCGTCCCGCCCTGGTTCTGCCAGACGGTATAGATCTCGTCCGCATCGCTCGACTGCACCAGGAAGATACCCTGGTCGGCTGTAGCTGCCAGACCAGCCGCCACTGTCGGGTAGATGGTCGTGGAGATGCTGATCTTCTCGGCCGCGTCCTGCTGGATCTCCAGCACTACCTGCTTCAGGTTCTGGATGTCGCCCGACTCAGTCGGGATCGGCGCAGCAGCAGCCGCATCGTTGGCGAACCGAAAGACGATGTTGCTCCCGACTTCCGCGCGCACAGTCGCGATTTCAAGGCGCTGAGTTTGATCAGCCATGTCATTTCCTTTAGGCGAGTTTGTAGAGCGCGCCAGGCGCGGTCAGCGAATCGAGGGGGAGTTACGAGATCCAGCCGCTGGAGAAGAAGCTGCCGGTGTTGTTGATGAGCATGTCGGCGACGGCGTCGAAGATGGTGTCGACCTGGTCGTCGTGGTCGTGCGTGTCGTCAGCTGTGAAAGCTGCAGCCTCGGTGAGGAAGGTTGTTACCCACTCAGTGGTGCCCAGGGCCTCGCCTCTGTGATCTTTAACGTGCGTGATAGGCCTGCCCTGCTCGTCGTAGATGGCCGGAACGAACACCCGACCAGACTTGAACCACGGGACAGCGTCCATGCAGCGGGTGACCTTGTTGGAGGCTGGTCCGCGTGGTTGCGGCTCAATCTGGATGGAGCCCTTTTTGCTGATGGTCTGGATCAGGCCGGTTCCGCTGGACTTGTCCTCGACCCGCATGTAGCGCAGCGCTGCAGGCCGGAACTGATCCCAGGTCTTCCAGCGCGCCCAGACTCTCAGGGCCTCTGCTTCAAGGTCACCTGCATCCCACTTGCCGCGCACGATCTCGATGATGTAGAGATTGCCGTCGATACCCAGGCCGCAGTGGGCGAAGACTGAAAAGTCGTGCTGCTCGTCCGTCTTCTGGGCGGTGTCGACGTAGACGCCGCGCCAGACGAGGAACGGCAGCTGCTCGTAAGTCTTGAACCAGTCTGGGTCGATCATGCCGCCAGTCAGGGCCATTGGCTCCTGCTGGTACTGGCTGACCATCGTGTACGCGTCCTTGTCCCACAGCGCCATCAGGTCGTGGACCGATTCTTTGGCTGGCCAGTAGGACCAGTATTCGACGCCACCACGGACTACCGAGGGCGCGCAGAAAACGTCGCGCTCGGCGTGCTCTCGGATCTCCGGCGGCAGGCTGGCGATGTAGTCGCGGGTCACCAGGGCTGGAACCTTTATGTGTGCAAAGTCCAGACCCATGCCGCCCTTGAGCAAAAAGCCCGACACGTCGTCGGTGTGCAAGCGCTGCTGAGTGCAGATCACAGGCGTATCAGGCGAAGCGCGGCGGCTGCGCAGGGTGTTGGTGACGATGCGCTGGGCCTTGGCCCGCATGGTCGCTGAAAAAGCGCTGTCGGCCTTCTCAGGGTCGTCCAGATTGATGAAGCCGGTGAAGTCCTTGGAAATGTAGCCGCCACGCAGCCGGTGATCTGCCCGCCGGTAGAGCGGCTGAACAGCTGGTGCCGGGTGCGCCCCTTCTCGTCGATGAGCGACCAGTTCTCGACATCGGCTTTGCCCATCGATACTGGCCATAGCTCCTGATACTCAGGACTGGAAACAATGGAACGGATGCGCCCCGAGTTCTCCACCACCAGAGAGTTGGAGTAGGACACGTTCAAGGTCCGCGTACGGTCCCGAACGGTCATTGCATAAGCCGGGAGGTGGATCGACCAGTATTCGGTCTTGGTACCGCCTGGCGGCATATTGAACACGACGTTCTTCAGTTCGCCGCTGAGCACCCGCAGGGCCGTGTGTCCATGTAACGATGGTGCCAGTTGCAGAGCATTTTCATGCCCTGGTTCAGCTGGAACCACACGCGCATGAACGATAGCGGTGAGTGCTCACTGATGCTTTTGGCGGCCTGCTTCTCCTCGATGCTCATGGCTTCCCAGTCGAGGAGCGCACTCATAGGCGGGACAGCACGGATTCAAGGGCTTCCTGATCAACCTTAACCGTTGACTTCGTTTCAATCGGCGCTCCATTTTTGCCGGTCAGCTCGACGATCTTCTTGTCCAGGCCCAACAGCTTGGCCTTACCCATGGTGGCACCGACTGCGGCGGCGGCCTGCGGCGTCTCGGCGCCAAGGGCTTTCTGGCGCGCCTCCTCAAGTTCAGCGAGGAGCGAGTCCACGGTGATCTCATGACGTTCCATGACCTTGGTCCTTAGTTCTTCAATGCGGGCCTGCACCTGCGGCTTCTGAAGGGTGTTGTAACCCTCCCGGCCGATGGTTGCCGTTGCCATGTTTTCGGTGTTGTAGGCACGCCGGTAGGATTCGGCAGCGTTCCCGGTCTCGACATAGGCGAGGCAGAAGAGCTCCATCTTGTCGGTGAAGCGTCTCTTGGCCTTGCGTTCCATATGTCACCTACGGGCTTATCAATTTCCACTTGTAGCGACCCACTTCGGCAGCTTGCCGGCGGTGAAGATCGGAGGCTTCGTTTCGGTGCAACCGGCAGGAAGGAGCCAGTTGCCCGGCACTTGCGGATCGCGCTCGGCTACGGTCTCGCCGAGGTAGAAGCCGTTCTGGTCGTACTGGTAGACGGTTTTCTGGTTCATAGGTATCGAATCCATCGGACCTGGGCGAGGTTGACCGAGCGTGCTTCTGTGCCTCCGTTCGAGCTGATGCTGACGGTGTGCTGGTGGGAGCCCGCCGCGTTCGTGGCGATCGTCTGCGTTCCGTCGGTCATCTGGTCGCCAAGCACTGCGTTGTCAGCTGGGCCTGACGGAACCTTCTCGCGGACGAAGGTGGTGGTGTGGGTGTGCGCCCCGGCGGATGAAGTCGAAGCCCCGTGGGTATGGGCCAGATTCTGGCTGGGTTGTAAGACCCCATTCAGCACACGCCCAGTATCCACGCCTCGGCCGTCGTCGAGGCATCGCGGGAAAGCCCCGCGCCAGTCTGGCAGCCGGAACTCAGTACTGAGCTCGCCACCGGTGTTGTAGGTGGTACCGATAACGGCGAAGAGCTTCGGGTAGGCAGTTCGGATCAGCACCGACCCTACGCACTTCAGCCAGCCAGGGTCCGGAGAGCCGTTGTGAGCCACATCCTTGTATTCGCCGACACTGAAGGATGAGTAGAGACTTGCCCCTATCAGCCTCCAAAACGTCGGGCTGCTTGCCGGTGCATTGCCAGTGTTGGCGGGGGCTATCGACTCGTAGAACAACCCGTCCTCTGGCGTGTAGCACGGCGATCCCGACGAATAAACGGCCAGAGGGTGGTAAGCCATCACGCCGCGGCGCTCCAGGTCCTGCAGCGCAGAATCGACCCGGTTGTGCCACCAGTTTTCCTGGCCAGCCGGAGGCGCGTCCTTGTCCTGACCGCCTTCCCAGCCAGTCACAATCCTGACCTCAGGGGGCTCTTGAAACGCAGTGGATGAGCTCTGGCCCTCGACATTCTCTGCCCAGCGGCGGTTGAAAGGCTGTCGTGCCATCAGGAAACGTCTCCAGGCAGGGTGAAGTTGGCATAGTTGAAGATCAGGCTGGAGGTCCGCTCGATCTCGCTGATGTTGGTCGGGAGGATGTAGATCTGGCCGATTCGTTTGCCCTGTGGCCTTGGGATAAGGTCGAAGTTTTCCAGCAGGAACTGTGTGGTGTTGTCGAGTTCCGAGGCGATGCCAATGTCGAAGGAGCTATCACCATTACTGTTCAGGGCCGTGACCTTAACGCCTATAACACCTTCCAGCAGCTTGATGATGCTGTCGCTGGTGCCATCGCTGACGTTTCGGGCGATCTTCGCCTTGATCAGCTTGCGATACAGGTCGTTGTTCAGCGGCGCATCCACCGCAGCGCCGTCACCGATGTAGGGCGCGACGTTGTAGTTGGTGTAGTTGTCGTTCCCGGCGTAGCCGAAGAGTCGTAGGCGGCGCCGCGCAGTATTGGCCGGGGCACTCCGACGATCCGGCCAATGACGTCCAGATCCTCACCGGTGACGGTGTCGACGTCGTAGGCCGAGTAGATCTGGCTTATCGGCTGCTCAATCTTCTCGTTGGCGATGGTCGGCGTCAGCGTGAGCCAGCGCGTCATGCGCTGCTTGCCGCGGTACTGGTTGATGATCCGCTTCTTGGCGCGCGCTACGTGATCCATTTTCATAGCGGCACCGATACCGTGATGTTGTCAGGGTCGAAGGTGGCCAGCTCTGCTATACCCGGCTGGATGGGCGTCACACCCTGACTGCCGGCGCTCAAGCCGATGGTCAAACTGGTGATGTAGCTGTCGCCGTACTGGCCCAGAACCTTGTTTACTGGGGTGTACTGGCGCCCAACGGGCACCACTTCGCCAATGTCATAGCCGCCCTGGTTGAAGCCCTTCACTTGGTCGTCGGAGAACAGCTTTTTGGTCGAATCCTCGACGATGGCGTCCTTGATCCGCTGCTCAATGTCGCTTGGCAGGTTTCCCTTGCGCTGCACCGCGACCGAAACGTAGATCGGCAGGGCTACTGCCCGCTGGAAGGTCATCGTCTCGATGTTGCCCGTGGAGGGCGAAGTGATCTGAACCTTGACGCCTGTCGTGCCTGGCGGGTCCACCCAGGTATCGGTCTTGGTGCTGTAGCGCGGGTACATCGGGGTGCCGGGGTTGTACTTCGAGTACATGGCCTGGCCGATGCCCTGGTCAGTACCGCCGTTCACGATGACCGCGATGGCCGTGTACGGGATTCCGTCCGGGTCAACTGGGTCGTCGCTGTTGTTCTCCAGGATCTTCACATCGGTCACGCCGGCGACGTTCGAGACGGCGGCCAGCATGTTGTCCTTCATGTTGCTACCCGGCAGGGATACCGAGTTGTTGCGCCGAGCGCGGAACTCCACGTCGGACTCAGCGGCCTCCCCAGGCGCTGCCGCAGCGTTGGTGACCGAAGACCACCCTGGATAAGGGGTTCCGATTACGGTCAGTTCACCGGCGGCCGCCAGCACCCGGCCTGGGGTAATACATGTGGCAAAGCCGGTGGCGCTCTGCGAGACGCCGATTACGATCGCCGCGGTAGTCAGCCACAGGGTGTTATCGACCTTGCTGCGAATCTGCGAGTTGGCCGGCAGCACGGTACCTGCCTGGCCGGTGATGGTGATCGGCGCAACCGAGTAGGTTGCATCGCGGATGGCTACGCCGGAAATCTTGCCTATGTTGCGCAAGGCCTCGCCCGTAGCGCTGTCTGGATCTTTGGCGCGGTAGGCGGCCACGACCCCCTCGTCCAGGTTTGCCAGCATCTCCGCCTCGATGCCAATCCGTTGCCCGTCCGGCGAGTCCGGGTCGATGTTCCAGTCCGGGTCAATGGCCAGAGTTCGTGTGTTGATGTCGGCCAAGTAGTCGTTGAGCGACGTGCCTGTGATGCCTTGGTCGGTGATCTCTGCCATTTAGACGACTGCCTGTACGAAGTTGATGTCGGCGCTCTCGCCTGAGGCGCTGGTTATGGTCGCGGCCACTGTGAGCTGTCGGGTTA